AATCCACGCATTATGTAGTTGTGATAACCCGCTTCCATCAACCGGGTTCCGAAGTCCTGATCAATATTATTGACCCGCTTTTTGACCTGCCTGAATCCTATTTTCAAAGCTATTTCACGATTCAGCAACATGAAATATCCTGGGATATGCTGTTTCTCTCGTTGGACTAGGTTTCCAAATTCTCTATAATGTTGACGAGATCTTTTGATGTGAAACTCAATATCTGATGACGGGATCACGCCTTTCGCCATGCTACGTTTGTGCCGTTCCCCTCCACACACACATCCTATACAGGCAGCCAAAGGATCTACATCCAAAGTGTCTATGACATACAGACACATGTCATACCAATGGGGATTACACAGGAACACGTCCTGGTCCAGGAATAGTACCCAAGGGGTGACACTCTCCATCAGCGCATTGTTATACGCCTCCGCCAGCTTTTCATCCGGGTCATACGGTATTTTGACATCAATTCTCATAATCTTCTTTTACCGCTTTCCAAACATGATCTCCAGGCACCTCCTGATAGTTGGGGATCTTCTCAGATACCGCCCGGAGGACTCCAGCCAAGTGGATATCATGACCACTCAACATTCCCCCGGCCTTCAACTTGGGAACCCAAGCAGCAAGATCCCGGACCACTCCCTGATACGAATGATCAGCGTCAATGAAAATAAAATCCAAAGATCCATCCTTCACCTGATCCGCCATCTCCACACTATCCCCTTTCAACACCCGCACACGGGACTTGTAAGGACGAATGTTGTTGGAAAACTTTCTGAAACCAGCCTCCGCATCCCAATTGTACATACCGACATAGTTTTCATCCTCCAACCTATCCCCCAAACTATCCGGTTTATCAACATTCTCCCACCGATCCACAGCAAATAGTACCACCTCCGGGCAATATTGCAACACCTTCTTAGTAGTTGTACCATTCGCCACTCCAATCTCCGCCCCTATCTTGTAGTTATTAGTGAGAATCTGTCCCACCAACCACCAGAACCTCTTATGTGGTTTTGTTCGTTTCATAACACATCTTTTAATTCCACTTTGGGCAACTCCCGAATAGCTGAATCAGGATTGATATTCAAGATCTCCAAACCCAATCTTTTGGCATCGCTAGCAATCGTGGGGAAGCCCCGGATATGACGATGGAAGGGGAGCTTGCGAGGATCTCGATTTTGGCCCTTTCGATAATGATTGTGAAAATGTTGTCTGTCTCCTTCACCTAGTTTCATATCAAACCCCAATAAACAAATCCGCTTGGCCCCTAAATGATAGGCCAAACTTATTGCGGCAGCTCCTGTGTTCCCATTCCAGCTCACATGATTTCTCCTGCTGGAAATCCCGTGTGGGTGTTTCCCGTCCCGGGGGACGAATTTGACCCCAGTCACATTCTTGGTTCTGAGATTTGGATTACAAGACACCCGGATCTTTGGGAAATCGGATAACGCCATGCGATTCTTGAAATAAAAGCCACCATCTCCAAAAAACACAATATCCATCCATTCCCCTATCAGAAATGCAGCGTTAACCCCAATCACGTGTTTAGAGTATATGGGGGAAAGAAAAGGGGAGTATGCACTCATTGGAGAATCACCTGAATATACCGCATCAACGACACTTTCAGGTATCCCAAATTGACGAGGCATTGACGGACCACCTCCGATGATCCAGCATTCCCCTCCTTCCCACATCTTAGGAATCTGCCAACTCATCTCACTCTGATGTAAGATCTTTCACCAATTGGTCGGCAGCTTCTTGTCGCAGGGCTTTTTCATTGACCACCTTTCCTGTGGCGTCAATCACATCGAACCATCCCCCGCCCTTGCTTTTGACCGTATATTTCAACGATTTCACATCAATGCTTTGTTGTTTCTTCTCCACAGTATTCAATTCCGAAGCATCAATGGGGACAATAACATCTCTGAAGGTTTCCGGGATCTCTTCCGGTTTGGCTGGAAATTTCTGATTTTGCTTGATGATCTTCATTCTACCGTCAATGCGCATGTGTAAAGATCCGCCCCCCTTCTTCCTCCACCAAACAACATCTGATTCTTTTTTCGTTCGTTTCATCTGATTACAAATTTAAGGTTATCAAAAATAAGAAAATCACTTGATTAGTGATTATCTAAGCATAAGCCCTACGCCAGATGAACAACCCCGCAGGAACCATTCGCATCAGAACGGATCTGAGGAACCTGGATGGTCATGACTTTGAACTTGGAAACCATGTCCCCTTCAGCCCCCCATTGTACGTTCTGGATACCCAGACCACGAACGAGGCGAACCACGTCAGGAGTCATCTGCACCAACAGAACATTATCATCCGGGAGAGAGTCAATGACCTTCACACCTTCAATCTTGTCGATCTTCAGTATGCGCTCACGGATTGTGGTTCCAGGAGTGGTTGAATCATAATCATCATCCAACCGGGTCTCATAGTTGGTCGGAACGTACAACTGATACGGGCCATATCGCTTGGCGTCGATAGCTGCCTGTTTCATCGCCCGCACACTGCGAAGGATATTGATGGCACTGGTCGCACTATCATCCCAATTTCCATAATCACTCAAAGTGACCTGGTTGCGATCTGGGTGGTTGATGTAGCTGTAAATGGTATTACGGCTGCGATCATCCTTGGTGCCATAACTGTAGGTGGTATTGGTGAATAGGGAATTCTCAACGAATTCAGCCACTTTCCTACCAGCCCGCTCCGCCATTGTGGTATCAAGAGGGTTGCCCATGTTACGACTTGCTGCCAGCACTCGGGCATTGATTTCATAGTCGACATGAACGATGGGCAGGGGCAGGTAATTGTGTTGGTATTCAGGACGGTCGTTGTTCCCCCGGGTAATACCATCCATTGTCTGGGTGGCCTCCAGGGCATCACTCACGTCATGCCATTCCAATACAGTGGTACCAAACCCATTCCCGAGGTTGTATATCAGATTCTTGTCAATAAGATCCTTAACACCCACCAGTCGGGTTTCTGCAATTCCCATCACCGCATCATCCAACATTTTCCACTCATCCCTGCGAAGGGTGGCGGCATTGACTTGGATAGTGTGATAGCTGGAACGCAATCTTGGGTCCCCACCTTTGAAGACAGTCACCATGCTTCTTCCCTTTGAGTCAATATAGGGCCTCATAGCACCTATGTCAGCACGTCCCATGGTAAGAAGCTGCTTGGCCAGGGCTCCTTGGCCCTTGCCGTTGAATACGAGATCAACTTGTGTTTCCATTTTTCTTTCCTTTCTTTTAAATGATTCTCACTTTGATCCGCTTGTCATACCCGAGATCCCCACTGGACTCGCCACCGGAGCTATCATCAATGTCCACGGCCTCAATGGCCTGACCCACGATCTGATTCGGATACACGGTGATGGAACCTGCTTCAGCAGACTCGAATGATTCAACATCCGCAACGTGCTTTTTCAGTTTACCATCCCCGTTGGACTCCAGGTAATCGCCAATGGCGACGTTCTGCCCATCCGCCAGGATGCCAAGAACAATGTCACCTCGCCCAGGAATCCATACCTGAACCTTGTCATCAGCAGCATATGCCGTATCAATGTCATTGCCCTGGAGTTCATCCTCACAGGCAAACATTGGAAGAGCATTCTGCCCTGCGTTGGGATGGGCTTGTGCCTTCCCAGCAGAGGTCAGAGCCAAAAGCATTCCGGGAGTGATGGCTGCATATGCATCCAATTCTTCCATCACGTTGGAATAATTCTTGTACTTAATTGTTCTGCGGCTCATAGTTTATCCCTCCTTTTTTTGAGTTTCAAACGCAATGACCTCATCAGGCAGCATCATCTCCGCTTCTTCCCCATTTACAACCGGGGGTTGGGCCTGACCGGAATAGTCAGTGCGCTTGGTTTTGAATGTATCGGCAATTCCTTCAAGTACATCATCGGAGAGCGTTTCCAGCTGCTCTTTGGTGAACTTGTCTGAATTGTCTGTTATGCTCTTCACGAGAGCTTCCCTGTTGGCTTGGATCTGTGCCACACCAGCCTTTACTTTCTCACCCAGATCTTTGGGCATGAGGGCGATGTAGTCATCCAAGCTGGTCAACGTACTTTTGAAGGTCTCAATGGCTTCAGCCGCATTGGCCTGCACCTTGGGTTCCTTCGGAATCAGCTTGTCAACCTGCTGCTCATTGAGAGCCAGCAACCAATCCTTGTCTGCAGCGGTGAACTTCGTTTGCTCATTGGCAATCAGTCGGTCCACCTTGTCTTCACAGCAAGGGCTTTTCGGATCACTCATAGTTGTTCCTCCTTGTTCATTGTTAGTACTAGATTTTGTGCGTCTCATACGCATCGTGACATAACTCACCTGCTTGCGCACTTCTGCAGGAGTGTCTGCCATTGTAACAGTCCCGTTATTCACGGAATATCCACGACGATAGAGTGTGCTGCCCCCTTCCACATTGCGAACACGGTATATGAAATCATTGGCATACACTTCCTCCAAATAATAACTTTTGGTGTTAGTGTCCATGTCATCCAATGCGGACATAAGCAGTTGGGAAATTTCCTGGAACCCCTCTTCATTGCTGATCGGGGATACCACATAGCCTTTCTGACTAATTTCCTTGAAAGTCTTTAAAAGATCCTTCACAGAATTCCCTCCTTTCTTATTAACACGAATTCCACAACCATCCGACCATGAACAAGCTCCCTGTCCCTCGGGCAGAAGGGCCAGGTGATCTGGAACGTAGTTGACAGCCACAGATTCGTAGGTTTCACCCTCCCATTCTCCTGTAATGGGTTCGGTGTCATTATAAACTCCCACACTGACTTCCAGCGGCCTTCCTGCTTGGATGTACGCCAATGCGTCAGGTGAGATACGTTGAATGCGTTCTATATTGATATAGGCTTCGGCCTTGAGCCCGTTGTTGTAATGGGTGTTAAACACCTGTCCAACGGAATACTCATCCATGATCTCAGGAATGTTTCCTGATACATTGACTTGTTCCCGTTCTGGATGGTTGATTGTGACGGGGATACCATTCCACCGTTCGGGCAAATTTCTCAGAACCTCAGATCTGTGAAAAATAGGACCGTGGGAACCGTGATGAACTCCCTCCACCATCATTACAACAGGCACTACCAAATGGGGCTTACCCTGATAAGTAACTTCCCGAATTTGATAATCAGCGGTTGCTGTAATATACACATGGAACGCTGCTGTTTTTTCTTTTGTTTCCATATTCACCATTTTACAGGTTTCAAATATTTGAAAAAGGCGCAAGAACACCGTCCTGGCCAATCCATTATAAGCTCGAAATGATCTGAGTGTCCGGTTATGAATTCGACGGGGGCTTTCCTAGGATCTACTTCTGCCTGATCTGATTTAAGGTAGGAATAGAAGTCTAAAAGACCCAATACAGTGATTCCCGGTACAAAGTACGGTTCCAGAGCCTTCATACAATCTATGAAGACTGGGTTACGCTTCGGTGCATCAAATATACAAAATTCTATTGGATTACCATCATATTGTCTCAAGGATTTTGGTAAATCTCCACGTACGCACCTTACGTTATCGTACTCGGCCCTTACATTTTGCTCACATATGAGGGTGGTATCCTGCCCAGCAGTTAGGTGCATGCCAAATTCACCAGCCACAACCACCTGACTGTTAGTAGCCTTCCAACGGTCGAACAACCAAAGGGTCTCACGATACCCAACTTCAGACAATCCCCTAGCTAAAGGTGCTGCCGAAGCCCCCAACCACGAACCCAATTCCATAGCAACTCCATACCCAGTCCAGGCTCTACCCAATTGAAATAGGTACGAGTGAACCTCAGGAGGGGTCATAGACGGTATTATATTAGTTGTTCCCATTGGAAACTAAGTACTGTTGGTTTGTATTGCTTCATGGCCTTCTTCTGTTTCTTTTTCAGACTAGGTTCATGATTTATGTCAAATTCCGTCCCCTTCCTGCCCCATTCCGTCACATTAGCATCCGGGATCTCGTGAGTGTTATGAAATCGAAGCAGGTGACCTTCATCCACCTCCACGATCTGGGTGGTGCGCTTCAACGCCTTGCGGAATGGTTCAAACGGCCCATTCCAGTACCCAGTGAACTGCTCATCATATCCCCCCACCTGCCAAAACATCTCCGGGGTGATCACATATGAATCAGTATGTCGTTCGGTTCTTTGCGGGGCTCCGTCCACCCTATCATATCTGGGAGGCTGATACACGTACCCGGGATCCAATGCCAATTTCTTCAGTTTCTTCGCTGCCCAAGGAAAGATCAGATGGTCAATGTCCGTCAACACTGCCCATTCTGTCTTCACATGCTTCATCGCTAGGTTACGAGCCCCAGCATGATTCCATGGAATATTGAAATCAATCCGATACAAAGACAAATCCAACCCTTCAGGCACTCCCCCCCATTCCAACACAGATAATGCGGGGTTGACCTCAGATCCGTCATCCACTAACACAATGGAAACTTCCCCCGGGGCATAATCCACCCACCATCGCAAATGTTCCTCAAGCATTTTGGGGGCTTCATAATAGGGCATAGCTATGGTTAAACTTTTCATCATACTGTTCTTATAAATTCATTATGTACTTCGGCCCCTTCCGGCAATCTGCTCCGGGAGATGGGCAACGCAACGCAACGACAATTGGGATGTACCGGGATAGCATGCTCAGCAGCCTCTAAAGTGTACCTGTTCCCGTCATACCCCGCACACTCCGTACACACACGATCATCTCCAGCCGTTCTCCACTCAGCGAAGATCTCCACCCCCTCTGCTCCCCAATTCCTGTATTCAACCATATTAGCCGCATGGTGGGCTCTGATCACTTCGGTCCTAGCCAGTGTCTGGGCTCTGCGTTGGGCCGGAATAAAGCGTCCCAAGCTGTCTGTGATCCCCAAATCCCCCATACCGCTCCCGTTGATAGTGGATATGAGCTTGCGGGCCAACAAGTTGGGGTTGTCCCCGTCCACCAGCCCCTGTGCCAAGATCCGACTAATCTGGGTATCCATTGCCGTGGTGATCCCTTGCAACTCACTAAAGGCCCGGGAATACATCAAACCAACCCGGTCGATATGGAAAGGAGCTCCCAACACGGCTTCGATCCCCCAGGAAGCCTCTATGGAGGGGAGGGTGTACCCGGCCTTGCTCAATTCATAACGGGCTCGCATCACCCCCCGTTTGTAACTGTCCCGAATGTACACGTTAGTCCAAGGCTGTTCCCCAGCTTCCCCAATCCGATTATACTGCACCAGCTCCAACAAGCCCTTTTGCTCTTGTTGTTGTAACCACCGCATAAAAGCGTTAACTTTATCGGCCGTACGAGGAAAATTAAATGCCTGTCGTCCTGCTGGGGGTGTTAATGGGGTTTGATAGGTCTCGGGAGACAGCCCAAAACAATCCTGATCCACGATGGTCTTGCGGATCACGGCAATCAACTCCCGGAACCTCCTATTCATAGCCCGCTCAAAAGCCCTACGCAGCGTCAACGTCCTAGTGGGGTCATACGCATTGGTGATAAAGCGATATGTGGTATTCAATTCCATTATTGTTCTACTTCTTCCACGGTTTCCTCTGTTGGTTGTGGTTCCGGTGCGGGTTGAAATCTCTCCGCTTCCTGGATGGACTTTTCTTCCTTCTCCATAACAGCCTTCATCAATTCTGTGATCTGCTCCCTTTGATCCTCATCCAACCCCAGGAAGTATTCCAAGAATGCTTCAGGCGGCACTATCATCTCAGCAGACGGATTAGAGGCGTATGCTTTCAGGGCCTCTGCCCGGGTCTTGCCAATTTCGGCCTTGTCCTTGTCGGAAGCAGAAAACAAATCTGTCCACACAACCTGGTAATCATTAGCGCTTTCCCCTTTCTTCTTAGGATCAGGAAGCACTTTGTATTCAATCATACGGTCCACAAAGGGGCGAACTATATTGGCCTCAGCATGTTCTTCTCTCCGGGTCTGAATCACGTTGTACCATCCGGTCAAATCCTGCTCACTGGACAATTCCCCTCTTTCAGATCCGGTCAAGATCCGTTTGGGAATTCCCGTGATGGCGGAAATCATCTGTATTTGGATGTCCACATGCTTGCTAGGATCACTAACCTGTGTTTCCAAAGTGTTAAACTCCACCCCTTCATTCAACAAGAACCGCCTCAAGTTGTTTTCATACTCATCCATTTGATCTTCCAGATCTTCTTCCATTTCTGTGGTCAGCATGAAATCTTCCTTGATCTTTCCCTGATACCCCGGACGGGCTCCCCTCCAAAACATCTCAGCAGATCCACCAGTGAGCTTCTCCAGGTCCATCAAGCGGTTCCATATGGCCTTCAATACGGGTTCCCCCTCCACTTCGCTTTCCAATAGTTCTGTAGTCACATGAATGGCCCGGGTCCAATGCAGCTTAAAAGTAGTGGTGGTTGTGTCGGTATCAGAGTTGGTGAAAGTCACCTCATACATCTCCGGCATACCATATCGCTCATTTTTGGGGTCTTTGACATAGCTCTTAATGGGGGAATTGCCCTGTCCCAAAGGCTTCACATACAGCAGTTTTCTTCTGCCTGTGCCTTCGACTGGCTTGGCAAAGTCTGATGGATTCTCAGTATCATCAAACCCCAATAACAATATCCCGTATTGGCCGATGGAACTGACCTTGTCTAACCGGACGAACTTGGATTGGAGATTGACTTGCTTGTCCAATTTATTCCACTCCTTCTCCAAAGCGGTTTCCTCCTTAGTGTCCGTCTCTGTTATATTCACAGAACCTTTCCATGTTTGGGAAATAGGACGGTTGATCACCGCCTTGGCGATGTCCTGCCGGGTGTATCTGGCTAAGTAATCATCATACGCCACATCCGTGGGATACCCCAAAGCCTGATACACATTACGAGCACCCCCATATTGGGACCCAAGACGGGAGGCCAGTTGGGCCCGATTGGCTATGGCCCCCATGGTCATCAAATTCTGATACCGGGCCAGCGTGTCCGGGCTTATGGGCCTCTTGGTGTTTGCGGTGAACTTTGTCCGTTTCATTGTCTGTTTATTTTTTCCTAAAGGCTTGCAATCCTGCGGATACCCTATCCAATCCCATTCCTATTCCGAAGGATGACCAAAGAGTCAGATTGATAGGAGTTTCTGAATCAAGCAGGAACCGGGATATTTGAGGCCAGAACACGATACTAGCAGCAATGAGAATAATACTCTGCGTGACCCGTTTCCAACCCTTCCAAAATGAAGGCCAATCCCACTTGTTGGGGGTTTTGGTGCTGTTCTTTACTCCCTGCTTCACATCCCAGCCAAACGTGAGAATAAACCCCACAAAGGCCGCAATGGAGAAAACAATAAAATCATCCACGGGCACCCCGTTCAGTAACTTCTGTACAATTATATCCCCATCCATATTTTCCACTTTTAAAAGGAGGGAGGGGCACCTGGTCTCCCCCACCCTCGCAGAGTCCAACGATCAAACCCCAAACACTATTCAGACGGTTTCCAGGGATTAACTTTTTCAGCAAAGGCGTCCAATAAACTCCCGATCAGGGTGTATGCTAAAATCTCAGTCAGCATCAATCCGACGAAGTTCACGGGAATCCACCACCAATAAGCGCCATGCAGATAACCAAAGTCCAGGAAGAATGCTAACAATAGTAAAACAATCCCCACCACTCCGGTGATCAGGTACTTGACTAGCTTTTTGGCTTCTGTCTGATTGGTAACTCCCAACACAAAGGCTGCCAGAAACGGGAAGGAGACGGCCACACCAGGCCAAGAGCCCAGATACAAAGGCAAAGCCCCAATCCATTCGATGATGTCCGTGGGAGGTTCAATTTGTGCAAACAATCCGATGGTCGCTACAACCATCAAAAACATTAAAACAACTAACCTTTTCATGATAGATCTATTTTGGTTAAACATCGATGTTATATGTTGTGGGTTTCTGCTTCCTTGATGAACTGAACCAGTGTTTTCCCATATTGTATTCTAAATTCAGCACTTTCGAGCTTCTTGTAATCTTCATAATTGTCATAAAACAAGCACTCCGGTAATATGGCTGGGCAACGGCTCCACTTCAGGATGTAAAATGCGGACTCCTTGTCCTGGTCCCCATCCCGGGTATCTTTCCTGATTTCTATGTCCGGGAAATCAGCACCAAATTGGTTGATAAGCAATTCGGCAAATTTATCCGACCTAGTTTGACCATATGATGTCCATACCTCAAATCCTGTTCCCCCTCCTGCATTAGAATGAAGGCTGATGAGTACTGCATTTTTGTATTTTTCATAAATAGCATTAATAATATTGACCCGAGTTGATAACGGCAAATCAAGATCCGTGGGACATACATCAACAGCCAGAATCCCTTCACGCCAAAGATCCCGCATCAGGGCCTGTTTGATCTGTCGGTTGAAAAATCCCTCATAGAATACTTCCGACGGAGAATGACGAAACATCTTGGCGGGGGCTGTTACATATTCCCCGTCCCGGGTAATCCCTCCATGTCCGCTGTCTATCAACCAGGTGTATTTGCTCATTGGGATAGTCTTGAAATAGTTATAATCATCGAAAGTATCAGACCCGTATCAACCAGGGTTAAAAAAGTCACTAACCATAACCAAATTCGATTCTCCCCAGCGATGCGCATATACATGGGGACATCCCCCAACACGTCAGATAAAATCCGTTTCAACCGCTCATCATCCTTGACTTCTCTGCGCTCGAAATACTCCCGACCGGGGCACATGCCTGGTTGCAAGTGTACGGTTGGTTGTGGTTTCTTGTTACTCTTTGCTGTTGTCTTTTTTTCTTCCATGGCTTTATGGATTTGGTAGTGTGTCTATGGGGATGACTTCCACTTCTCCCCTGTAATGTGGTATAATACGTTCACCAGGTTCTGACTCGGACACCTCAGCCTCCACCGGGAACACCACATAGCTTCTGCGCATCATCATGTCCATCAGTTCTCCTAACTGTTCATCCGTGTAATTATTTCGGTGACGAACTATCCACGTCAGGTCTTTTATTTTTTCTCCTTGTTGAATTTGCATTTTTTGAATATCTTCGGCGGTGTCTTGTAAGTTATACACCTGTTGGCTGACCCCTTCGATTTGGAAATTATTGTAATTGACCATTTCCTTGGTATCTGCCACCTCATCCCGGATACCATCCAGGAGGCTGAAAGCCCCGTACAAGGTGCCCAAAGTGGCTACCACAATGCCGAATTTACCAAGTATGGACCAGATCTTTTTCATTTCAATTCACATAAAGGAATAACGAACCCCAACACAAAGCTCCACCCCTTGATCCAGGCCTTACCGTGCGGAGGTATTGTGTTCATAAATTCGTCATAGTGAGATGTAACTCCATTATATAGCGGAGGCAATCCACGAGTGATGTTATACGCAAAATCATACGCAGCCAGCCGCATAAACCCGTAATCCAAAATATACCAAGGGCTCTCCCGCAAAGTGATCTTATGAATAAAAGGTCCTCCAATTAACATGCCCACCTCTGCGGCTCTTAAGACATGCCCCCAGTGTTTCTGACCGTTATCCCTCATAGCATCTCCCACAGCCCCAGCCGCAACAGTACCCAATTGCCAAATAATGATGCCAAAAGCACGATTATTTCGCAGCCCCCACATACCAGCAGAATTGTTATATGGCGTATAAGATACCATAGAAACACCCACAGCCATTATCTCCTCTTGGGTGGGGTAATACTTAGGTGAGAAACTAAAACCCTGTGAAACCCCTAATATGGATGACAATAACAATGTTAATATGATGACAACCTTTCTCATTATGATTAAATTTTTTCCCATCCCGCCGGATATGCTGTCGGACTCCACACATTAGCATCTATCAAGCTCTCATACGTTGATCCCTCAAACAGTACCCTATCTCCGGTGTTATAAGCATCATGTGCCCCTGTGGGCTGCACCCACTCAGATACATCAGAAGTGTATTTTTTCCATAATGTAGTAGCCTTTGTCGGGACCCAATCCTTTTGGGTTTGATGGGATTGCATGCACTCATATACAATGTCCTTATACGTCCTGAGCATACCAGCGTCTACCTTTTCACCATCTATCCACTGCATATCTGTCGTCTCTTTTCGGTAGACTGTGAATAGTGCGGGTATCTGATCAGGTGAATATACAGTCACATTATGCGACTGTCGCACACGGTATACCTGCCCATCGTACTTATACAACTCACCGACCTCGACACGCTCACCCGTCTTCGGTAAATCGATAATACTGAATTTATCATTGTCGATTATCTCCGCCACAACATCAGAAGCTTTATCCCAGTCTTCGGCGTTATCGGTGTAGTGATACGTTGTTGACTGATCATAGTCAAACAATGGATCTGGCTGCTCGCCTGTTGCGGGGTCAAATGTTCTGTATCTTTTTTCAGAATCTTTGCCATGATTAATAGTCGTTAACTGTTATCGTGTTGCTGTTAGCTGGATTAATAATTATTGCTTTATCCGCATCTGAAGCAGAGGTACGTGCTGCATTAGTGCCACCTACATCAATCGTACATCCTGTTAATGGTGTGCCAGCAAAAGCAGCTAAAGCATTGTCTACTTGTGTCGATGTCCATCCATTAGAGTATAACGATATAATTCCCGTCATAGACCATGCTGTTGTACCATCGAAATCTACCGAGGTGGAGTAGCAATTTAAATAAACCAGGTTAGTCAAAGCAGACCAACCGGATACATCGCCACTCACTGAGGTGTTGTTGCAAAGCAAGTAAGTCAGGTTAGTCAACGCAGACCAACCGGATACATCACCACTCACCGAGGTGGAGTAGCAACTTAAATAAGTCAGGTTAGTCAACGCAGACCAACCGGATACATCACCACTCACCGAGGTGGAGTAGCAACTTAAATAAGTCAGGTTAGTCAACGCAGACCAACC